TTCAGCGAACTGAATCATTGAAAGACCCCTGTGAGATTATGATGACCGAGTGTGTTCAAACTGTTTGGATTATACACAGCGAGCGTCGGCCCGCCAACGTCCAGGTATCCAATTCCGACGTCAAGCTCTGCGGGAACAACACCGCCCAGCGTTGCGGACCCTGTTGCCAGAGCACCTTGGCTGACTTGAATGTCACTTCCGTTCGCTGTCAAATAGTCAGCAGCGTTATTGACAAAAAACTCTCCTGGAATTGGTTCCTTCGCAAAGCGGAACGGCTTGTCGCGGAAAGATACCGCCACAGGTACGTGGCTGATCGCTGCGGGCGCCAGATCCTGCATTGCTGCCTGGATCTTGTGATCAACAAAGAACCCGTTCGTGAAAAGCAAAGCGGTGGCAGGATACGCCTCCAGATACTGGCAGTCGGTCGGATTGGTAAGGAACTTCAGACCGCGAATCAGATCGGTTGGCGTACCCTTTGAGATATTGACGAACACGCGGAACTTAATGGCCGCACGATACGCATCATCATCACGACCCTGCCTGCTTTCGCCGACAATGTGTCCGCAGCCGTCAAGCTGCTTACCGTTCGCAGTGTCGATCCAACGCTCCGCGATAAGTGCGTCAGCGTCGCTTTCCAATGTGGTCAGCGGGCCCACAATCGCAGCCATCAAGGCCTTCAGTTTAGGCGAGTTCTCAAACTGACCTGTGAGGCGCGGTACAGCGACGGCAGCGTAGTCGAGCATTATTACACTCCCACCACAGTGATTCGGGTTTCCGCGAACAACGCAAGCTCGGAACGCGCCACGCTGACGTTCGCTGTGCTGTAAGTAGGCGTCCCGCCCGCGGTCGTTGTCAGTGCAGCTTCAACGGTAATGGAACCGATGCCGCTGGTTGCATCGTAGATCGGGCCGTAGAAGCGTTGAGTAATGATGTCCTCGCCGATGCCAATGGTGGCACTGAAACCCAGGATTGCGGACTTAATTGCGTGAGCGATCTCCGGTGTAAGAACCTCCTCCGGGTATAGAACATCCACTGTTACTCTAATCCATGCAAAGCGGTCAGCTGGGCGCGAGAACTTGCAGATCTGGATGTCGCCGTTCTCGTCAAGAACCTGAAGGCTGGTGTTGCCATACGTCTCAATTCCCGCGGGCTTAACTTCGAACAGTTTGTCCGCGACTGCCTGATCCAGTCCGCCGTTGATAACTGCCTCGAACGAATGCGGGGGCAGGTTGAAGGCGTCAATGACGTTCGTACGGTTTTCGTAGATGGCGCAGTAGCTGACGGAATCCACTTCAGCAAGGACGCGGGAGCGGATTGCTTGGGCTGTTGCCGCACCGGTCACTCGAATGCTGTTCGCGTGGCGTTCGCGCAGCTCTTCGTCTGTCTCAACGAATCGCCCCGTCGCACCTGCAACAAGGTTATTCACTTCGTCCCATCCAAGAACGGAACTGTCAATTCTTGTCAAGGAGTTGGCGGGCAACCCGTAAGCACCGAGCTCCAGCGCGGTAAAGACGACCGGCGTGCCCAGCTTGGTGATGGTGAGGTTTGTACCGACCGTCAGGGTGAAGTCGCTGTACTGGTCCTTGGCGCGTAGGCGCAGGACACCATTCGAAGCAGTTGCCAGGAACACGTTAGCGTCGAACAGTGCAGCAAGACCGGAAGCAATTTCAGCAGCCGTTGCGCTGGCGTCGGACGTATAGACCACACTGGTCCCGTTCGCGATCACTTGGTAGGCGGTCGTATTGGCAACGGTGTTCGGTTCGATCAGCACGTCACCAGAACTCGAACGGCTAATCACGGTATCAGCGGTCGTGACGTACTGCCGGTTATCGATAGAGCGTGCAAGGGCACCAGCCGGGATCAGCGTGCTTTCAGTACCGTAGCACATAGCGACCGCCGTTGTTGGCGCAGCAGCGAGGCGCTCCAGCCCCACAAACGACACCGCGCCGTCCAGCGAAGTACCTTCCGCGCTGGACGGGTACATGCTGTCATAGGTGTTCTGCAGAGCTTCGTAGGCGTCGTCGAGCGCAGCCGCAAAGATACCGATGATCTGACCGACCACAGCATCGGCGTTCGTATTCACCGGGCCCAGGGCGTCGGTGAAACGCTTGTCGTAGTCGCTCTTGATCTCTGTGAGACGCGGACGCTCGAAACCTTGTTCAGTCAAGCTCATGCAGTTACCTCAACAATTCCGTAAGGCGTGTCCGCCGTGAATTCAACCGTCAGCTTCCGGGTTGAATTGCTGAACGAGTAGGAGAAGGAAAGGATCTGTCGAACACCTTCTACTTCCAGAATGCTTTTCCGCAGCGCAGCAAGGGCCCCGGAGAGCGTCAATTGCTTGCCTAGAATCTGTTGCAGGTAAGGCGTCCCGAACTCGGTGTCCAGAAACCATTCGCCCCGCCACAGCTTCAACTTGATCAGTACCTGCTGGCGCACCTGTTCAGCCTTATCCACCAGCTTCAGATCTAGCGAGCTGGTGTCAAGATCGTGGGATGTGGTAAGCGCAATATCAAGCATGTCGAGGATGATAACACTCCAATCGCAGGTCCATCAAGCTATAGACGTCAAGCATTGGGAACCGCCGTATTGCTGCCGCCAGCCTGAACGCCACCGTGTGTATGCGAACCGTCAATCTTCTTGCCCAGGCTAGTGATGCTGCCTGACGTGTGGTTGATGTTCCCGCTGATCTGTGTTCCGTTGGCGCCCCCGTTGCCGGCCAGCCCGTCCTGATAGGTCAGTTTGCCTTGCGTTAATAGCGTGCCGGTGTTCGTCGTGTTGGGCGTCGTGATAGTTGTTCCGCCCGGAGCGTTGATCTGCAAAGCCCCGCCCGCGGTGAGTCGAATGTATGCAGCCCCGAAGAACATCGTCATGTCAGCATTGTTGCCGCTGTCACCCGCCCCCGCATTGCCAAGGTCACACATGACCGCATAAGCGTCTTGAAGGTCGAACATGCGGCGGTCGTCAGTACCGTCAATGGCTTGCTGCGAGAACACGAGAAGGCACTTGTCGCCGGGTTTCACCGGACCCTTGACCCCTGCTGTCCCGCCTGAGAACGAAGGCCAGCACACACGCACGTTCGGGATGATCGGATAGTCCAGCACGTCGCCGTCCGCGAATCGCTTCTTACCAGTTGGGGCCACACGGGCAAGCCCGTTCTCGTACGACACAACGACGCCGGGAATCGCGGTATTCACGTCCAGCAGTTGTGCCCGAATAAGACCCATCAGGGCTTCGACGGGGTTGTTCGATGTCTCAGCCATTATTTCACGTACCTCAAAGTCAATTCACTGTGCCACTCGTTGCCGTGGGTGTCGCCCACATGAGTGAGTTCCTCAATGCGGAAGAACTCCCCGTCAATGCCTTTGGACCTCACCTGCACATAGCCGCCAGGCTCAATCAGCGGTTGAAGCAAGGACTTGACCTTGTAACCGAGCACCTGGAGCACCTCCTGCACCTCACCGTCTTTGTCGCGCTTCGTAGTCTTGCGCACACCCGGCTGGCTTGCGGTGATACCTTCCTTCGCGGCAGCTTTCTCCGTCATTGTTTTGGACTCTTGCATCGGAGACCCGATGAGCCCGGTGTCGGGGGACAGCACATACGCCTTCTGCTTGAAGACGCCACCCTTCTTAATGATTTGGATCTCGCGGTTCTGGATGCTCCATTCCAAGCCCCCATTCTCGCACGCCTTGTCCATAGCATCGCGCACGCGACCAACGAACGCAAACCCTGCCGGGTACTGCTTCTTGGCTACGTCGGCAGGCAGCGGGCGCACAGGCAGGCCAAACTTCTTACTGATAGCGGTGACGACCTGCAACACGGTGGCGCCCTTACCGAACGACAGCGACACCTTCGCGTCGCGGAACTCAACGAACCCGTCTTGCAGTTCAAGCTCGGTGATCCAGTCGGGCCCTTCGCGCACCGTAAGCGTGCGGGTGACGTTGCCGCTGAAGATTGTGGTCGCTCCGATGTCTTCGCTGTACCCTGCCTTCAGGATCAACACGTTGCCAATCACCTCAATGAGGGCGCGGGTGTCCGGTGCAGCGTTCCAGACCTTCACGGTGCATTGATTCGGCGTCTTAGTGGAACCCTTTTGGATGCTGAATGAAAAGCGGAGGCCTGCAAGCTCTTTGCCCTTGCCCCCTTCCTTCCCTACGACCAATGATGCAACGCGGTTGAATAGCATGTCTTAACCTCGGACCGGCTGTGCTGTGACCACAGCGTCCGCCTCGTAATAGTACAGCCCGAAATTCACAGCGAGGTCAGCATAGGCAGGACGCTCGGCGTTCCCCTTTTCTTGTACGAAGTAGAAGTCCCCTGCTGGAAGCAAGGTGTTCTTGAACCGCCCGATCAGCGGATAGTTCTTCACCATCTTCACATTCGTCACCAGCGGGGTCTCATCTGCTGCGCTGATGGATAATGAGAAGTAGCCGAAACGCTCGTTCCACAGAACGCGAATGATGTAAGGATTGCCGTCAAGCTCTACGCTGACAAGCTGGTCCGTCGTGTCGGGTTGCAGCGGGATCTTTTGAATGAGTGACATTATTTGAAGACCCTCGATAGTGTGCTGGAAGGTTTCTGCACCGTCTCAGCTTGCTTCTTGCCAGCGTCCTTAGTCGGTTCGGATTTCTTACCCGTAGCAGCGTCGCCCTTGGCTTCCTTCTTCGGGTTGATGCCTTCCGGTACATCCACCATCTGCGTCGCCACCTTGCGGATGTTAATGAACTCCGCGCTGAACTCGATTGCTTCACCCACACCAGCGGAACGCGGGATCGTGACGTTTGTCAGCACCATGTCATCATAGATCCTGTGCTTCGTATAGACCGTCATCGGCTCTTTCAGCTTGATCAGCTGGTGTAGCAAGTCAAAGACCGCTTGTGTGCGGTTCCCTACGCTGCCCGAATTGACAAGCCCCGACACAGACTGGCTCAGGGTGAGGGGGGTGTCGGTAACGAAGCCTCGGATCTTCAGCTTGTCAGACTGGTCGATAACGTGGTCAGTGACTGGTGCGCCCACCTCTACGGGGTTGCTCGTTGCCTCAGCGGACCATTCGTGATTCTCGTCCAGCACCGCGTCAAGCTCGATGTTCCCGTAAAGGTTTCCAAACGCGGTCTGGAACCATTGCCCGCCGAAGTATAGTCCGATCATATTCTATCCTCAGGGCGCATAGACAGCAAGGTCACGCGCCAGTTTATCGTTAGCACCTTTATTGAACGACTGCTGTGCCGCGTTCTGCAGGAATGCAGCTTGCTCGGCAGTCGTTCCAGGCGGGACGGTGACTGTGACATTGGTGTTGGACTGTACGTTCGGGCGCCCCGCCCCCATAGCCGCTGGCGCAAGCTGCGCCGGTGCAACGGTACTGGCAGGGGTAGCGCCAGGGCCTGTGCCGGCCCCTGCGTCGCTGCCTAGGCCAACAAAGCTCTTGGCGCCCTCCCATGCACCGGAGGCAAGCCCTTTCACCTTGTTCCATGCGTCGCTCACAGCATTGACAATGGGCAGGAAGATCGCGTTGTAGATCATCGATCCCCAGGCAGCGAACGTCTCCGTCACGTATGCGGTAACGGCTGTGAAAGCATTCACAAAGGCGTCGCGAATTGCTGTTCCCCATTGCGTCAGCAGCTCGGCGAAGTACGTTCCGATCGCTG